CTCCAAGCGTTTCAGTCGAGCGTTAATCTGAGCATATTGCAAGGCACATAAAGCCTCGTGCTTTTCGATTGCTGCTAAAGCCTCATCGCGTGACATTTCATCCTCACTCAAAATCTTCTTTGGTAAAACCAAATTGCTCGATCGTAGATAGATCTTCCTGATCTTGCCAAACTGGTTCCAATGTCGGTCCACTATAGCCAGGCTGGTTGTATCCATCAGGATACGTCTGAACATTGATCTTGCGAATCATTGACCCGCGCAAAGCCTGCATAAATCGTTGATGTTCTACCGTCCCTGCAATTGCATCAAGATCAGCCCTACTGTTGATGACAAACGATGCCATGTCGATTCTCCATCCAATTAAAAAGGTTGTGCGTGTCTGCCCAACGAGCATGACCAGACCATGAAGCAATGAATTTTCTTAATGAGTCTTGATCGCCAAGACGAACAAACTTTGAAATCTTTTGCCCAGCGTTTTTACCCAGTATGCCCCTGCGCTCTTCTTCTTTTGATCCAACCTCCAAGCATCGCCCCAACTTCTGCCAAAACAGCCTGAGCCGTTTGCAGCTGATGTTGCGTCATGCTTTTGATCGTAAAAAGAAATCGCATCCAAAACCGCAGATGAGCCAATCCAGCATCTGCAGCATATATCTTGCTTATCTGATTTGATTTCCCCGCTTGATATAAAAGATCTGGAACCGAAAAAAGACAATTCAAAAACTTGTCTCTGGCTATCCCATGTCGACGAGGCATCGATTGAGCGATTGGATATAGATAGGCTATGACCCTTTCGTACTTTTCGATAATAGCCATCTGATCGTAACATTGTGTCGCCTCTGAGATTGGTTCCATGACAACGTGGCTTTCGCCACTTAATCAAGAATCAGGTGGTCACACACGCCGCGAGCCCCGACGCTGATGTTCGAGAGCGATGGATCGTTGTCCCAGACCGAGCAACGAGAACCGGAATTCGACCCGGAGTCCCAGCCGCCGCCCAAGATCCCAGCGCGTGCCGAGGAATTGTAAGTATAAATATTGCCTCTGGTTTCTGTAAGTCCAGTTTGCCAGCCGCCAGTCCCATCGCCACTTGCAATAAAGTCATCTGACCACTGCCACATAACTCCACTGGATTGCATCACGCCCCATTTGCTTGTGTACGTGCCGCTGCTGACCCCTGTTGTAGTCGGATCAGATCCGAGCGAAGAAGCCTCGGTCGTGCCATAGGCTAAAGCAGCAAACTCTGTATATCTTGGCAGTCGCTTACCAGCTCCGCGCATAATTTCATTGAAAGCAAACCAAGTGCCGCCAGCATAAGAGTTAGATCCTGTGCCCCCAAAAGCTGCACTAATCTTAGGCAGCGATGAACCGTCTGCGATCGTGACGTTATATTTGCTCGTCCCGTTTGTATAGTGATCGACCCCGCAAAGATAGATATCAGACCAAAAACATCCAGCCACTAGCGTCATGCCGCGAGGATCTTTACAAGCTGGCCTGAATTTCAAGTCCCAAAAAGAATATTCGTTAATTCCTGCTGTGGTATTACCGCCAGATGTCCCTGTTGCGTTGCCGCCTGGCGCGTAATGAAACCCACCGACTTTTCTAGCACCAGTCGCCGGAGCAGATGTGTGATCGGTTGTTGCTTGCAATGTGCCATCAGTTTTTGCCCAGATTGCATAATCTGTTCCTGTCGTGGCCGAACCTGGCATCGTGATCGAGGTTCCAGACGCAATGATTTGCGATTCACCATTTACCTCAATCGTTAATTCAGTCGCTGTTGTAGCTGTAAATGCGCCAGTTTTGGTCCATGCGACGATTGTGGGATCTGTCTTTCTAAAAATACCAGTTGCTGATGTAGCATTTGCAAGAACCTTGCCATAAGCCATATTAATCCCCTTGATTAATGATCTTCCACACGCTGCTTGCTGGCACCGTCACCGTCACGCCAGCAGTAACCTCGACTGGCCCGACAGAAAATCCGTGATTTCCTGAGCTTATGGAATAGTTTGATGAAATAGAATAATCAGATTCTAAGATTGCTCCACCACCGCCACCACCGGTCTGAGCAACCCATTCAACATCAGTCGCCCCTGAATTCAGAGCAAGAACTTTGCTGCCATTCCCCGTATAGCTTGGCAAAAGATTTATTCTGGCATTGGCAGTCGTGCTCGCACCAGTACCACCGTCAGCAACAGCCAGATCGGTTATGTTTGTAATTGATCCACCGGTGATAGAAACATTGCTAGACGCTTGAGTTGCAATCGTTCCAAGACCCAAGTTTGACCTTGCTGTTGGTGCATCGCCTGCGCCTGTGCCGCCATACCCAAGGGCTATAGCTGTGCCCTGCCATTCACCAGAAGTTACTACGCCTGAATCATTGACGATTAGCCCGCTGTTTTGTATGACCTTGCCTGTTGTTCCATCAAACCTAGCAACTGCATTATCAGTGCTTGAGCCTGGACCATCAACATCACCACCAACATCAGCGACTAATGCACCTGCAAGCTCTGTGCGAGTGATCTTTTTGAATGCACTTGCACTAACGTCATACACTAAAAACAAATCGCCAGATGCAGACCCAGATCCTGTAAGAGCTGCCAAACCAGTTGGGTCTACATTACCAAGACTTTCCTTGGCAATCGGTATGCCACCAGCAGTTGATCCATCATGAACAACAAGCGTTTTTTTGGTGGTATCGACCGTGACTTCACCCTCAAGCCCTGTAAAGCTTGCATGTTCAGATGTCGTGCCTCGTCGAAACTGTGCTGCTGTCGTCATGATTTACCTCTGCGAGATTTTACTGCCCCGATCCAGAATTTGCGATCTTTTCCTTAGTCGGATCAATGACCCTGATTTGTGGTTGACTTGACTGTTGCTCAATCTCAGACCAGGACCGATCAAATCCACCAACAATGCCGTTAATCAGCTCAACGGTGAGTCGATTGTTGACATTGTTGCTCATAAGATTTGCAAGTATGTTTAGCATCTGCTCTTTCATTGTTAGCCCCAGGGTAAAGGTTGATCGATCGTTGGAGGATTGACATGCTCAGCCAGTCTTGCAAAACAAGCAGCCTCCGTTAGATCTTTATTGACTGACTGCCAGACCCATGCAAGCACGTCTTGCTGAGTTAACTGACTATAAGGCACAAAAGTCTGCCCAAGCTCGACTTGATGGATTCCTCTCATCACTTCTGTTTCACCTGAGTGACTAAGCTCCAACTTCCAAAAGACTTCAGAAACAACATCTGATTTGCCTTCTAAGGTTGGAAATACTTTTAGCTTTTCAATGGTCCACATGATTAAGTCCAGCAAGGGATGTAAAGAGTTGTTGAGTCAATAATGATTTCAAGCCAAACATTGTTGCTGTTACTTCCAGGCTTGTTATTCCCAACATATGTACCTGTTGCAGTTCCGGTGACTGTGCCTTGTGTAAAGGTCAAAACATTGCCACCGCCGCCAGTGCCGAATAGTTTTTGCGACTTCGCCCACTTTACGCCCGTTGTTTCTCCCGATGCTGCCATCAAGACATAATCGTTTGTCCCAACAGCAATTCTGACGTTGTCTGATCCGTTGCTGACAATGAGATCGCCTTTAGTCGTCGTTGGAGCGAGCGCATCAAAAGCTGATGTCTGAGAGGTTTGTCCTGTCCCGCCGTTTGCAATTGCAACAGTGCCGCTTACATTGGTGGCCGTTGTTGCACTGGTTGCACTAGTCGCGCTGGTTGCCGTGGCAGCATTCCCAGAAATATTGATTGCCCAAGTGCCTGTTGCATTTGTGCCGCTTGTAGATGGTGCACCAATCGTGTTGTAGCTGATTGTGCGAGCCACAGATCCATCAAAAGTAGTTCCGCTAGCAGCTCCAGCCCCGCCATTGTTGAACGTGACTGCATTGGCTAATGATCCGACAGATGGTGTTGCCCAGGTTCCATCGTTCCGAAGGAAAGTCGTCGTGCTACCCCCTGGAGCTGCAATCGTATAGCTTCCAAATCGAAAGTCACCAGAAACAATATGCACTGCATAACCAGCTGACGTTGCAAGTCTTGCTTCAGCACCACCAACAGTTGAGACAGTAAATCGCCCTGCTGCCGTAACACTGCTTGTCTTGTAGCCTAAAAAGCCCTCGTAATCAGAATAAATCCCTCTTAGTCCCCAGGCTGTACCATTGTTTGACCAATGCACTAAATCTGCTCTAAGGCTTGTTCCTGAGACGGTCCCACTTCTGAGCCCATAAACAACCTTTGTGCCTGTCAGATCAATAGCAGGCAGATCGATAACCCCTGCATAAGCTTCGTCTTGGCTGCCTGTATTTACTAGTCTTGGGTAAAGATACAAAACACCGCTTGTAGAAACACCAGTGCCGCCAAAATAACCGATACGTTCGTTGCTTGCGTTGTAGACATCAATGCGATTTGACGATGACTTGTTGATCTCGATGCGAAACGATCCAGAGCTGCCCGTCGTCAATTGGCCGGTAAATGATCCACTAACAGCTGTAAGAGATCCTGCAAAGGTTCCTGTAGCAGCTGACAGCTCACCAGCAAAACTGGCATTTCCTGAACTATCTATAGCAACTGAATTGATCCAAGCACCGTCGGATGATCGGTTGTAACCCATTGCAATGCCAGCAGATGAGATACCAAGTGCAGGCTTGACTGATCCGCTTGTCGCAGTGCCGTTATAAACAGCGTCTTTGTGGCCGACAAGGATAAATGCGCTTGTCGTGTCAATGTCGAGCTGATAGTTGCTCCCAACACCAGCAATGATATTGGCAACACCTGAATTCAGCTTGTTTTGCAATGTGACATTAAAGTCGGCAGATGCGAGCGCATTAGCTGCTTTGGTTGTCGTCGTGCCAAGGGTTACACCATCAACTGTGACCGAATTTGTGATGATTGATCCCGCTGCAACCGTGCCTGCAAAAGTTGCATCACCATTTGTGTCTATTGTGAACGTTGCAGATCCTGTTTTTGCTCCAATCAAACCATATTCAGTGATTGCAATACCGCTGCCGCTTGTAATTGCACCAGTGGTCGAATTCCATGCAATTGTTCCGACTTTGATGCCGCCAGAATCCTCTGGAACGATGGTGCCAGTCAGAATGTTTGCACTGCTCTTTGATAGCTTATCAGCAAGATCTAGGCTCGATGCAGCTTCGACATCAGTCGTGGCAGATACACCATTGACCGCATTAAAATCTGATCGATTGCCAGTGAAGTCGACAGCCCTCAGCCAATAGTATCTAGTGACATTGGCTCCAAGTCCTGATCGAGCAAATGAGTCTGTTGATACCTTTGCAATGAGTGTCGCGCTTGCTCTTGTGTTTGAAGTATGTTCGTAGACTTCACAATAAAAAAAGTCAGTGTCAGTTGGATTGTCCCAAGTGAGCTGTATCGTCTTATAAGCACCTGTGGCAGCAAGATTAGTCACCACGCCTGGAGCTGTTTCATCAGGGTCTGTGATGATCGTGTCCTGCGTATAAGCTGATCTAACATCAAGATGACTTACTGCTCGGACCTTGACTGTGTATGTGACGTTTTCAATGATTGGTGCAATTGTCAAATAAGTTTGACTGGTTGTAATGCTATTGAATTCAGGCTCACCAGAAATAATTTCACCGGTCACAAGTCCGAAGTCATCTGAAATGCTTGCAGCAGTGATAACCGCACCATAGTCAAATGATTGATTTGCCGTTGCTGTGACAAACCCATAGTCAAGTGATCCACCTGTTCGCTGGTAAGTGAATTCGTAATGCTTGATGAATTGATCAGAAGGAGCAGTCCAATTGCATCGAATCGCATTGGCATATGTTCCGTCTTTCAGTACCAATTGAATCTGAGTCAATGTCAGTCCTGATGGAGCACCGACAGTTCGTGGATTCGGCAGGTTGGTATTAGGTGCAGGCGTGTAGGATTGCTCTTCGGTTGCTTGATTCCAATCCCAGATTGCAGAATTTGTTTCTCTGAGATCAAGATCGACACCAAACCCTTGATCAATATCAAAACTTATTTTTGTGCCAACAACCTCAAAAGCCTTTGCAGACCAGCCTAATCTGGCATTGGTAAGATTGATGACATCGCCAACCTGGACCCCATAGGCAGTCAGCTTGCAAGGCAAAGTTAGAGAAATCTGTTCTCTTGCTTTGTAAAGCTCTATCTTTGCCAAACGTTGCGCGGTAGCAACACTTGTCGTGTAAGGTAATGAAATATCTCGATAGACGGTCTCATTGTTGTCCTCAGCAATGAAACTTGCTGATTCATAAGCTGGAAAGTCTGTCGGTTGCCACAAATTATCAGGACTGGCAAAAACACCTTTTACGCTGTTGAACTGATCACGTCTGCTGGTTAAGGTTTGCACCTTAAAGCCTGCTCTCAGATCATCCTCATCTAGCGTGATGGTTGGGGTTCTATAGTCACCAGCAAGAATGACCCATTTGCCGCCGACATAAGTCGTATAGCCAGCCATTGCTGAACAAATCTCAGAAATGATTTTTTCTGGGACTTCGGTTGTATCAAAAGACCCGTTTGCTGTGTATCGATCTTCAGTGCCACCGGCAGCAAGGGTGACATCTTCATCGCACACGTTTGCAGCTGCAATTAAGGCTGTCTCGTCAATTTCTGTCGCATAAGTTGCGTTTAGACCATAACGAGTATTGCAAAGGTAATCTGCAAGTATGAGCGCTGGATTGGTGCTGTAGACGGTCGTTGCAGTCCTTGGGTCATAAACTTTTTTGCCGCGAACAATGGCCGTAATATTTGGGACACCGTTTGGAAATTTGTCCTGATTGTACTTTAGTCGCACATAAATCGCAGCACGACCTCTTAGACGATGATTGTTTGTCCAAAGACTATTTGACTCAGAAACAAGATCTGAAAAAGCAGTTTGTGCATCAGTTCCTAAAGCTTTCTTGATCCTTACATAGTCTGCAAAAGTGCCTGTTGCATTGCCAGATCCGTCTAGTGGGACGACTTCATCATCAAAGTAAATGTCGTCAATTGCATGAACCTCATGACCTGCTAGCGCAATGACCAAATGCAAATATTCATTACTTGTGGAGGTTGTCTCCATGAAAACAATAGTGCCGCCAATCCTGACTCGACCATAAACAACCTTTGCAGCTGCTAAAGGTTCCTTTGTCGTGATGATTCGGCCTTCGGCCTCGCTTTGGAAAGATTTGCGAGTGACGAGATTTCTGGATGCCGTCGATATTGCAAGAGCAACCGCAAATCGAACTGCCGCTGCTTGCCAACCTGTGACAGCGAGATAGCTAACCGCATATTCGCCACCAACAAGCGATGCAATCGCTAAAATAATCTCGATAAAACCCATTACGGACCGCCCTGCGTATCGACTTCAGAAATGTCAGTGACTGAGCCACCACCAGAAGGCACAGCATTACTAACACGCCCCCAGGTTACTTTGGCATCCTGCAAAGAAGGGACAAAGTCCATTCCTAGATCGCCTGCAAACTCCCGCTTTTGATCTTCTGGCGTGTAACGAAAAACTCTTGGTCGTGACAAATCAATCAATCGCGATTCGTATTGCAAAGAGACAGTCGATCCTTCTGCACCTTCATCAAGATGAACAACATCAAGCCTTCCGCTAAATACAAGATAAGGATCAGAGACTATTGACCCTGAAGCCAAAAAGCCAAGGTAAAGCTTCCCAGGTTTGTTTTGTCTAACATCAGATAATGCAGTGGAAACAAGAGCTGATGGGATGCCGGATATGCTAATGCTTGCACCAGCTGCCTTAACTTCGGTTGTCTCCTCAATATCAGAAAAACTCAGGAACGTGCCAAGACCAGTCCAAGTTTGTGAATTCCAAGAGATATCCCCAATACCATTCCAAACATAAATCGTTCCGCTTGCGAACTCTGCCTGAAACAAAAGTATCGGTTGCAGCTCGGTTGCGGCAATTTGTGCAAGAGCTCCTGCCGTAAGAGATCTGCTCATAATGCCTCAATACATGCAAAAGTTATCCCGTAAGTCGAAGCCTCATCGATGTCATAAGGCATTTCATTGCTAGCCAATCGCCACAATCCCTTTGTGCTATTGACTGTGATTGCAGCATTGTCGACAGGAGAGCTGCGAAGCTTTGGAAAGATTGTCAATGTAGCCTGACCAGACCCATTGCTGTTTGCATCTGCCAAAACTTTATGTAGCTTTGTATTCAAGCCAGTGCCTAATTGAATCCAGTCGCCAGCTTTGAGAATGCCCGTCTGACTCGTCGTCCAGCCATCCGTAACGAGATCCTGACCCGTCTGCGAACCGCCGTTGACCAATGGTGTACCCGTACCAATACCCCTCGGAGCTGTGCCGATAGGGTCACCCATAAGGAATGTTCCATAACGTCCGTCCAGAGAAAGTAAAAAGGCAATAATGACTTCTGCTTCAGCACGAGACATGGCAGGCAAAGTAACTTCTGCTTCCCACCATTGGCCCTGATGCTTGTAAACCTGTTGCTGACCAGTGAAAGGTGACTGTGTCATAGAAACAACAGATCGAGGCGTAATGCGTAATCTTGCAATACCAGGACTTGCAGGAAATGTTAAAGGATAAGTGATTGCCATAATTACCTCATCGCAGCAGCAAATGAACCGCCACGAGCTCTAGCATCCGCAATCGCTGCTTTGGTGATGTTTGCAATCTGTGGCATGAGCTGTGCGATCTCTGCTCTAACGGTTGACTGCACTCCAGTCGTGATCTGCAAGGTCTGGTTGATAACAATATCGCCGCCACCGCTGCCAAGATCCTGGTTGCGAACAATAGAACCTGATGCGCCAGGAACAAAAACCTCCGGACCTTTTTCACCAACCATATATGGCCGATTGCTTTTCACAGGACCGCCAACAGCACGACCAGGAAGTATCGAACCTAGATCAATAGTCTTAAGTGCATCGAACAATGGCACAGTGATCTTTTGCCTGATGTAAAGCCTGAGAAGATCTGCAATGATGGAATCGACAAGACTCTTAAAGCTTGCCTTACCCGTCATCATCATTTGAACAAACGTCTCAGTGAATGCCTCACCAGTTTTGTCTAAAAGTTTTCTTATTTCTTCTAAGCCATCTTTTGGAGCTTCAGTTGCTTTGCTAAACGTCTCAAATGCTTTGCCTGCAAGTAGCTCGTATTGCTGAAAAGTGATCAGATTACGATTCAAAGCATCATTTAAGACCGTCACTTGATCGTTAAATACTTCCATCGGTGATCTGGTCGATTCAATCTGTTTTCTAAAGAAAGCAGCTTCTTCAGATGTAGCGTCAAAAGCAGTCTGCATCTTTTTGGTTGATTCTTTGAAATCTTCCATGAAATCTTTGATGGTCTGTTGAACGTCCTTGCCAAGAGCCTGTTCACCTTGATCAGCCATCTTGTAAAAGACATCTGAAGTCGTTGTCTCAATATCTTTCAAAAGCTTTTGCTGTTCTTCATAAGCTTTCTTTTGAGCAGCAATCATCGAGCTCGTTTTGGCAACTGGCGTAGGCAATGAACTTGTTGCTTTTGCGACATTGTCAATGGCAACGGCATGAGCATTTGCAGCATCGGCAGCAGCCTTGTTGTCATCCCGCATCTGCTTGATTGCATCGCCACCTTTCTTGCCAATACTAAAAAAATCTTTGACCTTCTCTAAAAGAGAAGTAAACCACCTTACTGCTGGTGCAATTGCTTCTGCAATAAACGTTTTGAGTTGACGACCGACAGCAAGCAAAGTGTCGTTGAACTTGGCAAAGACTTGTTGAGTCGCTTCGCTAACGACCAAGTTAAGACGATTTGCTTCATCAGCTGCCTTGCGAATATCAGCAGCACCGTTTGTAAACTTAGTGAAGGATTTGCCAACTAGATCAATGCCAATGCCAGTCTTGGCAATGCCGTCATCCAATCTTGCAATCTGATCAACTAGATCGAGAAAAATATCCTCGGTGTTTCGCAGCCTTCCTGAAGCATCAGTAACAGCAACGCCCATCGCTCTGAATTGCTCGGCAAGCGTTTCATTGCCAGAAGCAGCATCAAAAGCATTTTGAGCAACCTTCGTAAGAGCAGCTTTTAGATCTTCAGCTTTTGCACCACTAAGTTCAGCACCAAATGCTAAGGCTTGAAATCGCTCAGCAGCAATCCCAACTTGCTCAGCTTGGTCAAGCAAGTCGTCAAACTCGTTGATTAAGCTTCTGACACCGTTGATGACCGCGCTAAAAGAGATTGCGGCCAAAGCTGTAATTGCGACGTTTTTGATGCCACTAAAGCCAGACTGTACGTCTTGAGCAGCTTTGCTTACTTGATCAAGATTTCTCCTGACCGCGTCAAATGCGCTTTTGGTCTGGTCGTCTGCCGTGATCGGAAAGTTTAGAGCTGCTGCCATGTTGCGACTTCTCCGATTGAATCTTTAACCAGCACGACCATTCTAGGAACTCCTCAAAAGACATTTTAGCTTCTAGATCCTCGACCGTCATGCATAATTTCTCTGCAAGGACAAATCGAAGCTGTCTTTCGGGAGTCTCCCTCAGTTTTTTTCGAGGGTCTCCTGTGGCTGAGCCATGATTTGACTAACGATCTTGGCAACGACCAAAGGATCAGCAGATGATCGAAGCTTTGGCTTATCGTCAAGAGCAAAAAGTTTTTCACCATGCCCGTCCAAAGCTTTCATCACCAATACTTCAATGAGCATCTCAGCATCGCCACCATCGACCTTAGAAAGCCTGCTTTGCTCTCTTAAAGTGATAGGGTTTGCAAAGATTACAAGTGGACCCTGCTCGTCGCCCCATTCCGGTACTTCAATGCGCTTTACAGGCTTTTGTTTGAAATGCTCTACTGCCCTATCAATGGCTTTCATGCATTAGCTCGCAGTTGATTTGGTAAGACCTCCGGTCCCCTGGAAGCTTATGGATGCTTCAACCATACCATCGAAAGAGCCCGTTACTGAAAATCCAGTCACAAGAGCAGTTCCCGTGTAATAAGTGTCACCAGTACTTGCGCCTTCAGGATAGACGTTCAAAGTGATGCTAGATCCGACTGTGCAGGCCATTTGACCACTCGTGTCAGTCTCATCCCAATAAACATCGACCGATCCCGAAAAGTCTTTAAGCCCTGCCTTGTAGGTCCGAGCAGTATCGCCCATGGTCGTATCTTCAATGGTGTCGCCAGTTTCATCAATCGTGAATGAGCGAATTTCAGCAATTGCGTTTGCACCAACTTTCACAGTGCCTTCGCTGCCGGTATGCGTTGCCATGATAAAGCTCCTTATGCCGTGGCTGTTGCGTTACTAACTGAGGTTCGATAGGTTACTCGAAAGATCATCCGAGCAATGCCTACCGGCTTTTCTCCATCACCTGACAGCTCAATATCTGTCGAGATCAGGATCGTTTCTTTTGCCAATCCATTCAAAGTGCGATCAGCTCCAATGGCTGTTTCGACTTCTTCGCAGATTAGATCTAATGTGTCATCAATGTTTGCGTTTGCTTCTGCCATTGCGTCAATCGCAACATCTAAAAGCCTGTGATACTTGGATGCTCCAATTGTTGCCTGCTCAGAGCTCTCGTTCAGTGCATAAATCGCTAAGGCTGGAAGCTTGCCGCTTGCAAGAGGATACAGCCTCGATTTATGAACTCTCGTGCTCGTTGTCGTCAATCCCGTACAAACCGTGACGATGCGATCTCTAATGGCTTTTCGATTGTGAGCCATTATTGCTTCTCAAGAATCAGCGTCGTCATGCCTGTGCCGTCATCTTGCCTGACTTTAATCTTATAAGTCACGGAAGAAATCACCAACGTATCATCTTCGACTGCTGTTGAGACATCCGATGTTCGACAAACAAACTTTGGCTGTTGTAAAGCGAATCCAACGCCACCACCCGCATCGACCTCGATGAAGTCGTTGTCAAAGATTCCGCGAATTGTCGTCGTTGTTGCGCTATGCGTGAAAGTTGCGGAAATCCCGAAGTCATCAACCGAAAGGAAGATGAGGCGATCATCAGCTGACTCGACTGCCACGATCTACCCTCCCCCTACGTTTCGTTACTTCCGCAACTGTCGTGCTCTCATTCAGACCCACAGACCTGTCCTCGTGCAATGGGACTGCAAACCCGCGCTGAATCAATTTAACTGCAATCGAATCGACTACAGAAATAATCTCACCAGCTCGATGCTTACCATTAACAACAAAACAGGTCTGCAAGATCCGAATGTCCAACTTAGGCCACCGAGACTTCGTTCGTCAATGCGAAGGAAACTGCATTGCGAGCTGCAATGTCAACTTCTTGCATAACGATGATCCTGACAGTGCCAGCAGTGCCGCCAGTGTAAGGATCGACGAGGAACTCAGGAGCACCCCAGGTGCCGACCATAAGCTGACTAAAGTCACCGAAGATCAGAGCACTTGCGTCATTACCGCCGTCACCTGGATCAAGGTTGGTAGGCACAGCAGCTGTTGCAGCAAACTGATAGCCATACAACGAATTCCAGGGCTCAGCAAGAATCATGACCGAGTCAGTGCTTGACACCTTAGCAGTGCTTGCAAGCTTAGCCTTGACAGCAGGGTGAGTCAGCCAGCCTTGAGCAGCAGGATTGACAACGCCGTTGTCCTCTTCGACGGCCTTCACGAGCGCGACAATGTCAGCCCAGGTTAGCGAATCGATGTCAGTGCCAGCAGAAATATCAACATCGTTGATGCCTGAGAGATTAAGCAATCCCGTTGGCTGACCACTAGAGCCACTGCCGTTGATTGCGTAATACTCAATACGCTCAGCCATGCTAGCAAGCAAGTCGTTGCGAACGATCTGCTCAACAGCAGGAACTGCCGTCATCATCAACAAACGTGAGATGTCTACATAAGCACCAAGAGTGCG